CGGCGGTGCGGCCGGACAGAACAGGTTGTTGTGGTTGGCGGGGGGCCTGTTTCCGTTTCAGCCTTTCGGTTTATGTTTTTTAAATTGCAGTCCGAGCAAGAAAACTGAATGACGGCGCGGAGGTGCCGTTTCAGACGGCCTCTGTCCCACCGCAGCGGTTTTGCCGTCCCGTCCGACGGACAAGGCGGAAAAACGCGGCTTGCCGGATATTCCGTTATACAATCAGTTCTATAGTGGATTAAATTTAAATCAGGACAAGGCGGCGAGCCGCAGATAGTACAAATAGTACGGCAAGGCGAGCCAACGCTGTACTGGTTTAAATTTAATTCACTATATATTTTCAGACGGCCTTTGCCGCAAGCCGAGGCCGGCCGATTCAACTAAAAGGAGTTCCGTATGACCCTGATCTTCAATTCCGACGGTTTTCCCGTTTATTTCGAACAAGCCCCGACCATCATGGTTCGCGACCCACTGGCCGAATTCCTCGGTGCGGCCGAACACGGCCTGATGACTTACCGTTACGTTGATGCCGTGCGGCTGGCCGGGCATTCCTGCCCCACGGTGGCCGGTGCGTACCTGATGGTTTGCCGGGGCTTGAAGGCATTGTACGGCGACGATGTGCCCGAACGAGGCGGTATCGAGGTTCGGATGCGTGACGGACGGGATGAGGGCACGACCGGCGTTGTCGCCTCCGTCGCCACCCTGCTGACCGGTGCGGCCGCCGAGCAAGGCTTCGGCGGCATCGGGATGAACCACCGTTTTACCCGCCGCGACCTGTTGGCTTTCAACGGTAATATCGACGGCACGCTCGCCCTACGCCGCCGCGATACCGGTGCGACGGCGGAAATCGACTATCACGCCCAACGCGTCCCGTTTGCCCCGCAGATGGCCGAAGTGATGCCCAAAGCCGTGTCGGGCACGGCCTCGGACGAAGAGTTACGGCTGTTTAAAGAGCTTTGGCAGGAACGCACCCGCGCCATTTTGGTCGATCATGCGGACGATGACGGGTTGATTGAAATCCGTTTGAAATAAGGTTCGTCCGCCAAACGGCATCATGCCGCCAAAAAAAAACGCCCGGAAGGTTTGCGGGCGTTTTTTTTGCGGGAGGAAGTGGGGTTTCAGCGCGGCTGGGCGGGCAGAAGTATTCTGGTTTCGCATCAATTCGTTCCGTTGTTTTCAGACGGCCTGACTGCGGTTGCTATTTGTCAAACACCTTCACGCTGTAGGACGATTCGTAGCCCGCCACCAGTACGGGGTTGCCGGTGAAGGAAACTTCGTTGAAGTCGTCTTTAAACCAGTCCAGTTCGCTGTCGGCGGCAACGACGGCGGAGGGGATATGCAGCTTGACCGGCTCGCCCGTCACGCGGTTTTCGCCGTCGAGCATGATTTCGAGATCGTAGTCCGGTACGGCGTCGGCATCGATTTTGAAGCCGCCCTTTTTCAGGGTTTTGGCCGTTACCTTGATTTTCTCGCCCGCATTGACGTTGTCGCATTCCGGCAGGACGGCAATCAGGCCTAAAACCGCGTTGACGGACAGGTGTTCCGCCTTCACGGCCTGACCGGCGGCGTTTTTGACGCTGACGGTCGCAGGGTCGAGGTTGTCGATGGAGAGCGGGTAGCCGTTGCCTTTGACGCCGACGGTGACTTCTTCGTCGGTAACGGTGCGGATTTGCGCTTCGATGACCGACTCCTTGCCGTGCAAGGCCATGGCGAGGTTGGTTTTGTCGAATGTGTCGAGTTTGAGCTTCAGCTCGGTCGGCTTTTTCAGGCTGATGCTGTCCAAGGGCTGTCCCCAGCTTGCCTTGCGGCGGCTGATGCGCTGTTTCTTCTCGCTGTCGGTCTTTAACGACAGGGAGGTGGTGTTGCCGATATCGTAGAAGCCGCCTTCGGTGCGGCGGTTGCGGATGTACACGTCGCCGGCAAAAATCAGGCCGTCGTCTGCTTGTCGTGTCATGGTTTACTCCTAAGGTTGGATGATGACGGTGGTGGTGAATGAGATAGGGTAAAAGGCGTAGCCGTCGTTGTATTCGATGGCGGGCGGGGCGGTGCGGACGAACGGGCCTGCGGTGTATTCCGCGCCCGCATCCCAGCCGCCGAAGCTGTGCTGGATGGCGGCCAGTACCGCGCCGACTTCGTGCAGACCAGTACGCGCGCCGGCGTAGCTTTTGGCCAACACGAAGGTAAAGTACAGCCGTTCGGTCATCTTGCGCCCGTTGCCCGCGCTGTCTTCCGGCCTGCTGCCGCCGTAGGCCACGTACACCGCGCCGTCGAGCGGGGCGGCCTTGCGGCGAGCGGAGGCGGTGGAAAGCAGTTCGGCCAACTCGCCGACTTCTTTTACGGCTTTCACGCCCGGCACGGTTTTCAGGCGTTCGAGTATCAGCGGGTAAACCGCCAACGGGTTGTCGTGCTGTTTAAGTCTCGTCATGGTGCGATCAGGCCTCTTAGCCAGTCCTCCAGCAGGTGGTCGATGTCGCGGTAGTCTTTATCGGACAAACCGAGGAATGGTCGGGCGGGCATGTGTTCCGTGCCTTCCTGCAAATAGGCGGCGTAATTCATGACCGAGCCGATGATGACGCTGTCGGCGGATGCCTCGTGCGTGATACTGGCCAGCAGGTGGCCGTGGTCTACCAAGATGCCGCCGCGCCCGTTTTTCCGTTGCTTCGTCTGCGCCGAAACGTCCGCCCACTTCACGCCGTCGGGGGCGGCCTTCTCTTCGGCGATGCGGTGGCGGGCCGAGGATTCGACGATGCCGCCGATGGCGCGCAACGGTTCTTCCAAGCCGCCGGACAGGGTGCCGGCCAGTCTGCCCAGGCGTGCGGACAGGCGGGACAGGTCGTGGCGGACGATGATCCTCACAGCCACTCCCTCAAGTCGGGCTCTTGGTTGGGCAGGACGGCGTAGACGGACGGCTTGCGCCCGTTTTCGCCCGAGCGCGCCCCGTCGAGCATATTCGGGTTTTTAACCACGGTTTTAAACCACGCCACTGCTGCCCGGTAGCGTTCGTCCACGGCCTGGTTGTAGCCGTCCTCGTAGATGTAGTAGCGTGCGATGTCGCACACTTTCAGCTTCAGGACGTGCGGTACGGCATCGAAGGACAGGTTAGCGGCCTTCAGATATGCGCCCGCCTCGGCGTCGGCGTCGGCAATGGCGGTGTCCAGCACGGCGTAGTCTATGCTGTCGTAGCCGTCGCGGCCGGTGCGTTGCGCCAGTTCGGTTTCGCCGAAGCGCGTAATCATGTCCTCGCGGGTAATCAGCATGGTTCTTCCTGTTTTCAGACGGCCTTTAAGGCCGTCCGAAGGGTTAGGCGGTCAAAGTGGCCACCAAATCCGGGCGCAATACCAAGGGCAGCGGGTTGGACTGCATTTCCAAGTCGTAGCCCTTGCCGAACTTCATCGGCTCGCGTTTAGCGTAATACGGCAGGGCGACGGTATTGACGGTTTCGGTGTAGTTCGCCGGGGCGAAATACTCCTCGTACAGCCTGCCCGGGCCGGTCGGCAGCAGGATGGCTTTGTCGTCGTCGAGTTTGGCCTCGCCGAAGTTGCCGGTGTAGTGGATGAAGCGGATGCCGTTGTGAACGAACTCTATCGGGTTGATGCCGTCGGCTTCGCGGTAGGCCGCGCCTTCGCGCCAGCGTTCGTACAGCGGTTTGACGGATTTGTGGTACTTCAGGGCTTCGATAAATTCAAAACCGCACAGTGCCACCCAGCCCGTTACCGCCGCACCGCGCAGGGCGGCACGCTGTTTGGCCAAGGCTTCGTCGATTTGCCTGCCGACCTCGGTCGTTGCCGTAGAGAGCTTCATGTCGTAGCTCGTGCGGGTCAGGCCGAACTCTTTATAAATATCGTAGATTTCGCCGCCGTCGGCATCGAGGATTTTGCCCAGCAGCGCGCCCAGCATCAGGTGTTCGCGGGTGTATTCCAAGTTTTGTTTGCCGTCGGCCAGCTTGGCCTCCACCTTCGCCATCACGGTTTCGGCCTCGGTCGTGCCGAAGGCGCGCAAACCCTGTACGTCTTCCGCCAATACGGAATCATGCACGGGCAGGTGCGGGATGCGGAAGGTGCGGATGTTGCGGTTTTTTACCGGTACGGTATCGGGCGTGCCGCCGTTGCGCGGTTTGGCCTGCACCAGCTTCAGGGTGGTGTCCTGCCGCTCGATATCCACTTTGGTATCGGACAGGTAGACGGGTTTGAAAAGTTCCAAATCGCGGATTTGGGTCGGCGTGGCCTCAAGGATGCCGATGGCGCGGGTCAGGGCGCGCAGGCCGAATTTGCTGTTGTCGTCCAGAATCATGTTTCTGCCTTTTTAAGAAGTTATGCGGCGGGTGTGCCGGTGTAGACGATGCCGTAGGGGTCGCCGTCGGCTTTCAGGCCGTCGAGGTTGCCGCCTGCGGAAGCGGCGGCTTTGACGGCGGCATCGGCCACCAGCGTCAGGTCGATGATGCAGTTGTGCGGCTGTACGATGACGATGCCGTCCTGCTCGTTTGTCAGTGCCAACAGTTTCTTGCCTGCGCGCGGGGCGTAATCGACAAACGTGCCCGCCTTCGTGCCTTTGGCGGCGGCGACGGGTGTGCGGGTCAGCGGCGTGGCCTCCCATTTCAGGAAGTCGCCGACGACGCGACCCAAGGTTTCGGCTGTGGTTTTCGGATCAGACATAATTTTTGCCTTTCACGGTAGAGATGGAGAATTTGCCTTCGGCCTCCTGTTCGGGTGCAGGGGTGTCCGACAGCAGCACTTTGGGCAGGTCGGCGGCGGCCTTGGGTTTCAGGTCGGCAATCATCGCGGTTGCGGCTTCGAGGTCGGCCGACAGCAGCACGGCCAGCGTCGCTTCGGACAGGCCTTGAAACTTGCCGTCCCCGTCTTCCTTAAAGCCTGCGGCGGACAATTTCGCTTTGACCTGGCTTTTCTTGGCAGCCGCTTCGGCTTCTTTCAGCTTTTTCTCGGCTTCGGCTTTTTCGGCCTTGAGCGTATCGACTTCCGCCTTCAGGTCGTCAAACGCTTTCTTTTCTTCGGGTGTCATGGATAACTCCACAGGTTGTTTAAAAATATCCGGCAAGGGGCTGCCGTCCGACAACACCACCGCCTCCGTCTCACTGTCGACGCCGACGGCGGTAAACGACACTTCGCGCACGGTACAGCGGCGCATAACGACTGCGGGGCCGTGCACCTCGCCGCCATTGACGGTCAGGGATGCACCCGCCTCCAGCATCTCGAAGGATTCCGCCTGTACATAAACGGACATCTCCCACGGAAAGCCTTGGTCGGCCGCTTCGGCAATCTGCGTGCCAAATTCGTTCGACAGCAGGCTGCCCTCGGCAATCAGGCCGTCCGCCGTGACCGACAGGCGGCACACGCCCGCCATTTTCAGCGGCGAATGCTCCAACAGGACGGGGACGGATGCCTTGTGCCGCAGCCCTTCGAAGTCGACGACGGTCTGCGTGCCGCCGTAGCCGAACGGCTTGCCGCTGTTGGCGGTGCCTTTGAAGGTGCGCACTTCGTCCGCGCGGCCGGCCAAAGCGACCGGCAGGGCGGCGGAAAGTTTGATTTCGAGGGGTGTTTTCGTATTCATGCCGCCATTGTGCGGCAGATGCGGGGGGAAGATTGTGTGAAATGTTTCGGCAGGCCGCCGTTTTCAGACGGCCTGAAACCTTACACGCCTGCGGTTTTCATAATCCGCTGTTGCAGCCATTGGTCTTTCAGGCGCGGCAGGACGGCGGCGCGGACGCGGTTGAAGACGGGCGCGGTATCGTGGACGTAGCTCCACAATGCGCCGCCCTTGTCGATGCCCAAATTCTCGAAGGCGGGCAGGTAGCGGCGGATGAAGAGGCGGATGTCCTGCGCGTGCAGCAGCAGATGGGCGACGTCGAGGTCGTCGAACGGCGCGGGGGCAGGCTCGGCATCGAGGACTTCGCCGACCAATCCCGTATGCAGGGTCAGCGCGTGGACGTAGGCGACGGCTTCGGGCAACTTCTCGGCGGGGAGGTCTTCAATCGCGCCGACGTTGAAGCGTTGGTGTATCATGCCGTAGGCGGTGCTGTAGTCTATGCCTTTGCGTCCGACAAGCGCGGCGACGGCCTGCCGCAGAGGGGTGCGGTCGTCGGCGGTGGTTTTGGCGGGTAAGCCGTCTGAAACTTTGCCGTTAAGTAAAGCTTCAATTTGTTCATCGCACCAAACTGCAAATTTCGGGTCAAGCCAGCGGGCAAAGTGGATGGCGAGTTTCGGATGCAGCCATGTGCCTTGCGTGAAGTTTTTTGAATTACCCTTTTTGACGATAACTAATTGATTTTCATCTGTTAGGATTTTTGTCCTTTCACTCAAACTTTCTGCTAAAGCAGAGATATATTGTTGAGTTTGTTCGGTTTTTAGATAATCTTTGGGAAGTTTGCCAAAATGGGCGGCAATTTGAGTGGCATTGAGATAACCATCTTCACGGAAAGAAACGGCAATATTGCTAAAATTGAAGGTTTGAACTTGTGTCATGATAAAGTTTCCTGTTGATATTTACGAATTTCCCGAAACGGGCGGCCGCGAGGTTCGTAACCCTTCAACATAGGGTGGAGTTATTCCCTGCCGAAACAGGTATTGTATTCCTCACCCTCGCGGCCATAGGAAACCTTTATCGAAACAAAACATCAAGGAAACTATGGACGTAAAAATATCGCAGTAACGGTGCGATTCCGTGTTGAAGAGGTTACGACACCTCGTGAGTGGGAATATAAAACAAACCCCCTGCGAATGCAAGGGGTTTCCCAAAAACCGTAGGCTGCCAACCGAAAGGCCGTCTGAAATTCAGACGGCTTTCGCGTTCATACTTCCAGCAGCTTCAGCGCGGCGGCTTTGATGGCTTCAAAAGACAAATCCACGGCCCTTTCCTTCAGCAGCGTCCTGATGCGCCGCCATGCCGCATCGCTGCGGACGGAGGCGAGGAACTCATGCCCCGCCCATGTCAGGCATACGCCGTAACAGACAAACCCTTTGCCCGGCTCCTCCCTGTTGCATTTGCCCGCAATCAGGCCGCCCTGTATCAGCAGCCACAGATGATACGCGGCCTCCTCCTTCGTCCAGCCTTCGATATGGCCGGGAAACGGCCGGCGGTCGGGGTCTGGTTCTTCTTCCAGTTCGGTCAGGATGAGGCGTATCAAATCCCAGTCGCGCTTCACTTTTCCTCCTTGTGAAGATGGTTTAAATGCCGTCTGAAACGGTTTCAGACGGCATTTGTTTGATTATGCGGCTTTGCTTTTTCCGGCAACTCTCTGACGCATCCGCTCTTCGTGCGCTTCCTGCATCTTCCGCGCCACTTCCTTGCGCCACCCTTCGTACTCTTTGGCAATTCTGGGGTTGGTGTCAATCATGTAGAACTCGAAATCTCGGCGAGCCAAACGCTCCGACAACGGCTCATCGAGATTTTCATATTCCAAGAAATGGCGGTATGAAAGCTCGTTTTCCGGTATATGGGCATATGCCTTGGGTGGGTTGTAAGCCATTACGAAAGCTCGCTCAATTGGATAATCAGGCTTTCATCATACCCGTTTCCGGTAATCTCTTCAATCTCAATGAAATATTTGCCGTCTTTTTCCGTTTTGCTTAAAACCTTGTAAACCGCATGACGCGGCATTAAAACTTCACCCTCCGATTCGCCAAAATGTGATAACGATTCGATCGCGACGCCGCTTTTGCCGTGTATCTTAATTTCCACATCGGAATCCCGTCCATACTTGCCGTGGGTCAACTGACTGCTGGAAAAATTGCTGTATCGGACAATATTCCCTTGGGTGTGCGCCGTCATGAATCCATTTAAATCGACAATTCTGTCGCTGTTCATCATGCGCACCGTTTCACCCCGATATTTCGGCGCAACCTCCAAGAAGCGGTCAATGGCGCGGATAACGGAGATTTCATCCTTGCCCAGTTCGCTCAACCTGCCTTTGACACGGATTAAAGGCTTGTTGACGAACCTGTATCCGCCATTGGTCGTGTAAATATACGCCGCCAACTTGTCCGCGAAGTCCGCATCTCCGAAATCTGCCGCCTTAATGCTTTCCTCCGTTACCTTGCCTTTGACGCCACCCGCCAATCCTTTCAGCGGCTCGCGGATGGCAGACAGTTTTCTTGCTTCCAAAACGTCGTCTGAAACTTTTTCCAAGTTCACACCGCCGATGTCGTAGAAAACGATGTAGCGGCTGCCGCCGTATTCGACGACTTCTTCAGAGCCGTACAGTCCGACCGGCTCATATCCCAACTGATAACCCCGCCCCGCCCGGGCATAGACAATCTCTTGGGCGTTTTCGATGTTGCCGCCTTCCAATACGGTCAATGGCGGCACTTCGCCCAAAAAGTTGGGACGGGCGGCGCGTTTGACGATATATCCGTCGGTTTCCCGTTCCAGCTTTTCCAAAAACGCCTGTCCGTGCCGGTCTTTGGCGAGGTTGCGCAAAGCCCCCAGCCTGTCGCCGTGGTTGTGCGCGAATGAGGGCGTGATGTCGTCGGGAATCAAAACCTTCTGCCCGGTGCGCGGGTTGGTAAACTCGACCATCTCCACATCAGGCTCGCCGCCGATGCCCTCTTCTTCCGCCTGCCGCTTCGTCAGGGCGGAAACGGAGCATTTGCAGCCGTAGCCGTTGGGCGGAAAGATGACTTTCCAAATGTCGTGATCGACCGGCAGGACTAAGCCGTAGTAGCGTTTGTGGCCGTCGCGCGGGTGTCCGGACGCGCTCTTGTTGTAGCGCAGGTAGGGCAGTGCCTTTTTGTTTGCCTGTATCCTCTGCCACTGTCCCGCCGCAAAGGCGGTGCGCATGTTGGTGTCGAAGATGGTTTTCAGACGGCGCGTACTGCCGAGCTGTACCAGTTTCGGCTCGCCGTCCAGCGGGTCGGTCATGATTTGTTCGCCCCACCAGCCTTTGGCCATCAAATACGGTTTTAAACGCTTTTTAAAATCGGCAAACGCCGTGCCGTTTCGCTGTGCGGTTTCGATGGCGTCTTTGACTTCGGCAAGCATATCCGCGTCCATCATCTTGGCGACGGTAAAGGCAAGGCTGTGCTGGTACAGCCATACGTCGTAATGCGAAAACCCAGGCAGGATTTTCTTGGCTTTGAAATGCCCGAAGGCGGCTTTGTCGACCAGCCCCGCGAAGTTGTATTCAATCCCGTCCATCGTCCGCTCCGTCCGCCCAAGCCGAAAGGCCGTCTGAAACCAAACGCTGAATCAAGAGATTGTCGCCCTTGCTCAAATCAAGCTTGGACAGCTTTGCCTCAAATTCGGCGTAGTCTTTGCAGCTTTCCAGCAAACCCAATACCGCTTCCATTTTCGGACGGGCGATTGCCTGCTCCGCCGTGTCGGGCGCGTTACGGGCAAGGCCGTCTGAAAGGCGCAGGCTCATTTTCGCATCCGTTTGCTGCGGCACGGCGGGCGGTTCGTGCAGTTTAAAATGCGATTCTTCAAAGCCCAACACGTCGCGGTAGTATTCTTCGGTCAATACCAGCTGCCCGGCGTCAAGGTACATTTTGTCGCGCTCGGCACGGGTTTTGTCTATCCGCACCTCATCTTCAAACTCGAACCACACGCCTTTCGGTGCATGAATCGGCCTGCCGTAGGCATTGTTGACCATGACGGCGGCGTCGACGAAATGTTGGGCGGCACGGGAGAGCATGACCAGATAGGAGGCGATGCGTTCGGCACGGTTGTTTTCTTCGGTTTCCTGCGCGGCGCGGCTGCCGGTCTCAAGGTCGCTGGTCTTGACCTTGCCGAGCAGGGTTTTTTGGATGCGGGCGTTGGCGAGGTTTTCCAGCCGTTTGAAGGCCTGGCCGTCTGCGGTGTTTTGCAGGATTTTGATGTCTTCGTCCACGCCTACGGAGGCCGCGCCGCCGCCCATGAAGCGCATGAGCCGCCTCATGAAGCCGTCGTGTTCTTCTTCGCTGTCGCCGTGGATTTTGGCCACGATGTAGGGCTGGGCGTAGCGGGTGATGAATTGGGCGGCGAAGACGAAGCCTTTGCTCCTGAGGGCGGCGGGGGCGTACAGGCGGGCGGCGGCGGCCTCTCCGGCGGGGTTGGACGAGGTGGCGCGGTGGGTGAGGAAGAGGTATATGAGGGCGGTGTCGCACTCTTCTTCGCCCGATGCGCCAAGGTAGGTCAGGCCGCCGTCGCGGCGGGGGCGGAAGCGGTCGAGTTCCCCGCGTTTGTTGGAGATTTGGGCGATGCTGATGCCGTACCCGTCCTGCGCGTAGACGTAGCGTGCCACGCCGTAGCCGTTGAGCCGCGCATCGAGGACGGTTTCGGCCAGCGCACCCATGTGCCGTTTGAGCATTTTCCACAGGCGGTCTTTGTCGTCTTCTGACAGGCCGTCGCCGTACAGCCGCCACGGCTTGGCCAGCATGGCGGCGCGCAGATCTTCCATGCAGGCGGGCGCCCCCCCCCCGCGCGGGGAGGCGGGCGAGGGGCTGTTCCTGTCCACGCCCAGCCTTTCCAGCAGGATGTCGTTGCCCACGGTGTCGGCAAACAGGCCGTCCAGCGCGTCTTCGGCGGCGGTTGTCAGTCGGTTTAGGGCGGCGTGCCGCTTTTTGTTTTTGATTAGTCCGAACATTGTCGTTCTCCGTTTAAAAAAGGGGTTCTATGGGGATGTCGTATGGCCGCAGTACGCCGGCGCGGGCGGCAAAAAGTTCGTTGAAGGCGCGGGAGAGTGCGTCGATTTGGTCGTCGTGCGCACTGTTTGGGAAGAGTTCCATTTCGCGCTTCAGGGCGGCGGTGTCCCATGTGCCGTCCTCCAGTATCAGGACGTTGCCGGCGTTCAGCTGCGCCGCGAACGGTTCGGCGCGTGTAACCTTGCCGCCCGATTCGGGACTTGCCGTTACAGAAAAACCCGCCAGTTGGCGCGTGAGGTATAAGGCCTGCGATTTGCCCGCCTGCCCCGGGTCTTGCGGGATGGAGATTTTGACGCCGCGCCCGTCCGATACGGCGGTGTTTTTCAGCAGTGCGTCGCGCTCGTCCGCCGCGTACCGCCCGCGTGCGATGTGGGCGATGATGAAGCGTCCGTCCGGCAGCCTGCCCAGTTTCGCGCCGGCGGTGTAGTCGCCGCCGTCCGCCGTGGAGGCAAAGTCCCAGCCGCGCACCCAGCGGATTTTTCCCGCCGGTAGGGCTTCTACAGCCGTGAGGCGGTGCGGTTTGAACAGGCCGCCCTCCGCAGGTGCCGGACGCTGCATGTACTGCCCGGCGAAAACGTACGGCGCGGCCTCTTCCATGCGCCTCAAGGTCTCGATATCATGTTTTTCAGGCCATAAGGCCGTGCCGTCTTCCCGTATGGCGGGCAGGCAGAGGTGTTCCCATTCTTCGCCGTTGCCGCCCTCGAGCAGCCAGCCCGCCAAGTCGTTCTCGTGCAATCGCTGCATGATTAGGATAATCGGCGTATCGGGGCTGTTCTTCCGTGATTCCAGCGTGTTTTGAAACCAGTCGATGACGTTTTGCCGCCTGACCTGGCTTCTCGCTTCGTCGGCCTTCGACGGATCGTCGATAATGACGCACCCGCCGAATCCTTCGCGGTGTTTGCCTGCGCCGAAACCGGTAATCGTGCCGCCGACGCCTGTCGCATACATCACGCCGCCTGCCGTTGTCTTCCAATGATGGCTGCTCTCGCTCGCAAGCGCGAAATCGGGGAATATCGCCCGATACTCCTCATGCTGTACCAAGTTCCGAATCTGCACGGAGTTATTGACGGCAAGTGTCGCGGAATAGCTCGCATGGATAAACTCGCAATCCGGCACGCGCCCCATCGCCCACGCGATAAAGTTCACCACCGCGATTTCCGTTTTCGAGTAACGCGGCGGAATGTTGATAATCAGGCGTTTCGTTTCGCCGTTGAAAACGCGCTCAAGCGCGTTGCAAATCAGGGCGTGATGTTCCGCCGCCATCCACGGATAGCCGCGCCGCGCGTAAAACATGTTCAGCGTAAACACATACAGGCTCTCATGCGAGGCCGTACGCAGGGCCGCCCGCTTTTCTTCCGCCGTAAAACTCATCCCGTAATCTCTTTTAAGGCTTCGGACAATGCGCCCTGAAAGTCCTCTTTTGGCATCCTCAATTCTCGCGGCGGCGTCATGCTGCCATCGGAAGATATATTGTCGACGACGACCTTGTCGCTCCAGCCTGCTCGCGCCTTCAGAAAAAAGATAATCGCCGTTGTGTTGCCCTCCCTGCACTGCTCGAAAAGCTTGTTGGTCACAACCTCAATCCCTTTGGCGCGCCCCCTTTTTATGGCGGCTTCAAAATCTTCACTTTCTTTCTTCCGCGCATAAAAAGACGTTTCTCCAATCCCCAGCGCGTCCGCAATCTGCGCATGCGTCAAACCCTGCGCCGCCAAATCTTCCACCCTGCCCAAGTCTATTTCTTTTTTTTTCGCCATATCATTCCCATCCGCCGAACAAATCGCCCTGCCGCGCCTCGTCGGCAATCTTCAAAATATCCCAAACCCTGCGGGCGGTCAGCCCGTAATCCCGCGCAATCCTGTTAGCGGCACTGCGGGCGGTCATGCCCGCGCCGGTGTAGTGGTCGAAATCGCGCCGCATCATGCCGTCGCGCACCGCCGCCAAGGCTTTGGCGCACTTGGGCACGGACAGCCTGCCGTACCGGCCGTACGTTTTGCCGATGCGCGAGGCCGCCTCCCGTCCGACCTGCCCTGCCAGCCATTCCTGCGATTCCCTGCCCTGCGGGGTCGCCCCCATGGTGACGGGTATCACCGTGCCACCGAAGCGGCGCACCAGCGTCAGGGCGGCCTCCGTACCGGCCACCGCAATCAATTCCAACACCGAATCGGGCAGCAGGTGCGCGAACTCCCCGAAACCGTCTTCTTCCGTCAGAAACCCCATTCAACCCCTCGTCCCGATTAACCCTTTTTCATGCAACAAAACCAAAGTCCTCATTACCCCTTCCGCGAAGGCCGTCTGAATTTCCCCTTCCGCACAATCCGCCTTCAGCCGCCCGTCGGCCAGATCGTGACAGCGCGAACAGGCATACGCGCCCATAAAGTCGGGCGGCTTGATGCCCGTGCCGCAATAGCCCGCCAAACGGTAATGCGCGAACACCGTCGTTTCCGGGTCATGATTGCAAATGCCCGGAAACCGTATCTGACAACGCTCGCCGCGTGCCGACTGCGTAATCTTGCTCATCCGCCCATCTCCATCATCTCCATAGCCGCCCGTTCAGCGGCCTCCTCCGACTCAAACTTTGACGACAACATCATGTTCCAAGCCACCTGAAAGCAGTCCCGGTAAAACCGGTTGAACTCCTCCTGACCCATACTGTGGAAACTGATGCTTTTCGCCTCCTTGCGGTAGCCGTTCGGCGTCTCGTAAACATCGAAATACCCCGCCTCAATCGTCAGCCACTTGCGGAAAGCCTCCATGCTTTGCAGCACCGCACCAATTCTCTCGCCCCTCTTAGCCGCCACCATCCGTACAAACTCGTCGGCAAACTCCAAAAACAGCCCGCCGCTCGAATGCATGGCCTCAAGCCGCCGCGCAAAACCGCTGATCAGCTTCTGCTCCCCGTCCGTCACCAGCCCGCCCGACGGCTGCCAGTATTCGTAGGCCAGCGGCAAGAGGCCGCCGAAAAAGAGTTTGTGATGTTGGTAGCTGCGGTTGCTCATCTGCTTGATTTCCACCTTCAACTGCCGGCCGGCGGCGTAATCCCGCAACAGTTCCGCATCGTATGCCGTCGCCGGTGCAAGCGTTCCCGCCGGCGTTTTCACCACCGCAACATCGACCGCCATTTCAAATCCTTTCCCGTTCTAATTAGATTGCCGTCCGTTTTAATTAGGATTTCAGACGGCCTTATGCGTTCCGTCATGGCGGATATCTGCAGCCGCCTGCTCATGCCGCCTTAGCAGCTCTTTTTCTCGTTCCGACAGTTCCCAAACAATAGCGTGGCCTGCCATCGCTGCCCTCGCTGCCCTCGCTGCCTTCGCTGCCTTCGCTGCCGAAGCCGACAGCATAAACCCATTACCAAACACTTTTTTACCGTGTTTTCGCTGTGCATCCAGCGCATTGACGGGCAGGGTATGGCGGCGGTGTATTTTCAAATTTCCGTACTGCTCCATATCGGCGGTTTTGACCACATTGTCGGGATAAACGTATTTGGGCAGTTGCTTTTCAGACGGCCTTTGCACGGCTTTTATTTTTTCCCTCAAAGTTTCCGATACCCAAATCTTCAAATCACCCGCCATATTGGTCAAAAACGCCGTCGGCACTTTCGCACCATTTCGTAAACAATCGTATGTGCGCCAAACACTGCGGTCAGGTTTTGCATATCGGCAGCCTTCCCCGACAGACAGGTCATACACGGTGCGAACAGAAAGAACGGAATGCCCCGCTCCTGATAAAAACGGACGATGCGGGAAATAATCGAAAACGGCGGATTGTCGATGACGACCTTGCCCATGTAGTCTTCATTTTCATAATCGCCGCCCGGATAGAACGGGCGGATGACCTCCATCCCTTCGGTAATGCCGATTTCATCTTTGACCCATTCCAGCACTGCTGTATAGACGGCAGGCGGCGTATAGCAATCATCGGTCGTCAGCTTGGGTTTGAATTTTTCGACAAAGCCCTCGTAGTCTTCAAATTCTTCAATCGGTTTGTTGTTCAATGGTTTAAATTCATTTTGCATTTTTAGGCAATCTCCACGTCCCGCCACACTCATACTTCGGATTCCAAAACCAGCGGCAACTGCAACAGACTTTCACGCCGCGCAATCATCGCATCCAGCCGCGTTTTCTCACGCGCCCAATGCGCCAGTCCCCGCCCGCAGTCCGACGCTTCGGCAAACTTGGCATCGCGCAAGGCCATCAGTTCGCAATATTCGCGGTAGTTGGCAATCTGCTCGCGCATTTCCTTAAACGCTTCGATAAACGCCAGCTTGACCTTGACCGCCTCGCTGCCGGTGAAGCCCATAATCAGCAGCATCGCGCCGCTTTCCGAAAGCCTGTAATACTTAACAGGCTTCCCGTTTGCCAACTCATTGATTTCATAGCAAAGCGCAATATTACGCTTTGCAAAATCGGCAGGGCACTCCAAATTTTCTATAGCGCGGATAACATCCTTATGCAACTTCCCAAACGCCTTAGCCACCCTGCGGCTGTCGGTTTCCGCCTCGTTACCGCTTTTGAATACCAATTCGAACATCATTTCCTCCTGTTTCTTTCAGACGGCCTGCCCGCCCTTACCATTCGTGCTTCCCGTGAGCCAAAGCCTCGGCCTTCATCTCCGAAAAAGTCTTCTGCCTAGCCACATAAACCATCACATGCGGTTCTTCATCCTCACCCACATACCGCTTGCGCCCCGAAACCGAAACAATGCGGCAGTCGTCGTGATACGCAATACCGTTCAACGCATCCAAAACCAGCTTTTCCACGTTGTCTATATCCGGCTTGGAAACGGGGTACAGGTCGCCCGCATAGGCCGCCTCCCTGTCCGCCTTCTTCCAGCTTTTCGGCACGGGGAAATACGCCGTAACCGAAACCTCCAACGGCACTTCCTTATCGGGCTTCAGCCATTGCAGTGCGGCGGCGGCCTTCATCGCGGCCTCCCTGACCGCCTTCTCATATTCCCGCGTCGCCTTCGGCGTATAAGCCCTGCCCGACTTGTTAAATCTAGGCCTGCCCTTTCCCTTGGGCCTACCGTTGATGCGGCATAAAAAATATTCAGCCATTCCGCCTCCTCCGTACCTCTTCCACCGCAATCACAACCAACCCCGACACCAGCCCGACAACCGCCGCGCCCGTCAGCCAAATCAAACCAACTATTCCCGTCATTCCGAACCCTCTTCCATCCTGCCCGCCTCCGTACAAAGCACATCCATCACAAACTCCGTTACATCGTCGTGCATCGAACGGCTGCCGAATCCCGGCATCAACTTAAGGTTGTAGTAATGCCGCCCGTTGCGACTGATGACGGCCACCGGATGCCCCTTGCGGCGGCAGATTTGCCATACAAATTCGCCGTAACTGTTCACCGTGCGTAAGTTGTTGAAACGCGTATGCGCTTTGGCTTGGCGTTGCGGCAACCCTGCTGCGAAAACGGCAGCCATTGCTAGCAGCTTTTGGGTCAGTTGCATTTGGGTGATGGTATTCATCGGGCTTCCTTCCGGTATTCGGTGCATTTCACGGCCTTCACGCCGTCAGAATAAATCTTGATGACGTGCATCTTGGTAAAATCCAATCGGCTGCAATCGCGGCGGAAGTTTGCGCAGTTCATGCACAGGCCGCCTCTGGGGATGTATTCGGGCATTTCACACCTCCCACCCCCCGCAGAAACCCCGGCCTTTCCGTTAGTCGTTTCCATCCCATCCATCACGTTTTACCGCCTTCTCAAATTTACCTTTGTCGCATCTGTCCGAACGCGGGTGATACATCGCCCGCTCGATAAAATCCCGCGCCTTCAAACACTTTGCAAACCCTTGCATTTCAGAACCTTTCGTGGCTTCAAAGTCGGCATGGGCGCAGTGCAGGCAGGTTTCACGCACGATGACTCTCCCAGTCGAAGCTCAAAATCTCGCCGCCATCCTCCTTCACACGGTCGGCAATACGCCTGCCGACTGCCTGCACAAAGCCTGCGGCATCCAAATTTGAAATCAAAACCGTCGGCTTCAGGTTCTGATACCGCTCGTTGAAAACATCGAACAGAGCCTTGCTTTCCGCGTCCGTGCCCGTCTGTACCCCCACTTCGTCGATAATCAGCAAGTCATAACCGGCGAAATCCGCAATAACCTGCGATTCCGTAACATCGCTGGAAAAACTCTTGGCCTCGCGGACAATGCGGTTTAATTCCGAAACCGTCGTAAACCTTGCCGTCTTGCCCAAGTTTTTCAGCAGATGATTGCCGATTGCACAAGCCAGATGCGTCTTGCCCGTCCCCGCATTGCCCAGCAAAGCCAAACACCGGCCGGAATGTTTGCCGTCGTTGAACTCAATCGCATACGCCTTCACACGGTCGGCAACATACCGCTGCCCCTCGTTACCTTCCGAAACCTCGTAGCCCTTCACCGTCTTGCCGACGAAACGGGGCGGGATTTTCGAAGCACCGATACGGCGTTCAATCTGCGCATTCATCCATTTTCGCCGCTCGGCCTCACGTTCCGCTTCGGCCTGCCTTTCGCGTTCCGCCTCTTCCTCCTCGCGGCATTTGGGACAGCCCCGTACAAAATGCTTGAAAACCTGCTCGGTGTAATCAATCCCATGTTTTTCACAACGCTTTTCCGTTTCGGAAATCGGCGTGAACCAATGACTGCCTTTCAAAATTTCGCCAACTGTCGCCATGTCAGAACACATCCTTTGCCAAGTAAGCCCCGCCCTTCATCGGCGAGGGAATGTCGTTGATACGGTTCGGCTTTGCAGCCTGCGCGGCACCGCCGAAGGTTTTGTTTTGCAGCCATTCGGCACGGAAACTGCCCCAGCCGTTGCCGATGGCGTACAACACCGCATCCCGTGCGGCCATCCCGCATTTTTCCGCCTCCCCTGCAATCAGGCGCATTGCCGTTTCCGTCAGCGGCTGCCGTTTCGCCTTGCGGATTTGCAAAAAGTCCTCCGCCTCCTGCCCCGTGATGCCGTGGGTTGCAAGCAGCGCAAGTTCGGTTTCGTGCCTGGTCGGTTTGGCGGGTTTCGGTTTTGCCGCCTCCGCACGTTTCCCCGTTTCTGCATGGTCGGCAGGAGTGTGCGCGTCCGCTGCGGCGGATGCGCGTATATTGTGTTTTGTATTAGTGTGTTTTGTAGTGTGTTTTGAAGACCCCCCATTTTCGGGGGTGGTAGTACCCCCGTTTTCAGGGGGTGGGGCGGACATATTCAGACGGTAGCCGGTTACTTGGCCTTGCCGTTTGATGGAGATAATTAAGCCCAATTCCTCCAACTCTTTCAGCGCATCGGTAACGGTTTCGTCTTTTTTGATACCGGCCAGCGTTTTGAACTGGGCAACAGGGATGTAATCCATCTCTTTCTGCCAGCCGGTCGTTTTGCGCACGATGATGCTGTAGCATTTCCACGCGCTGCCGCTCATCCGGCAGAGGAAATCGTCCACTACTGCGTTGGCTATCTGAAACGAATTTGGAATGTATTTCATTTTCTGTCCTTTTCCGCCATTCCCATTAGTCATCGTCCAGCTCGATTCTTTTCGCCAGTACCGCCGCATAGGCCAGCATGTGCCGCAGCTGCTGGCGCATCAGCCGCTGTTTCTCGACAGTCAGTGCGGCGAATATTTCGTTGCCGCTGACAAATGCCGTCAGCTTCCCGATGCGGTTGTCCAGTTCGGACAGTTCGGCTTCCATTCGGACAACGTAGTCCGGTTTCATTTCTTTCATGCTTCATCTCCTTCCCGCGCCCAAACGCGGGGCTTTTTTTGGCCGGCAAATCTCATTCTTCCTCCAGCATCTGCCTGTAATACTCAATCATCTTCTCGGCCATAAACCGTTTTTCGGCCTTTGTGACGACCTCGGCATCCACCGACACCAGCTTCAAACCCATTGCGGCCAGCGCACGGCTGTACTGCTCCAGCTTTTCTTCTTTCAGACGGCATAACGCCGATTCCGACAAGCCCGACACCTCGCACACATGGCGGGCGGTAACGCCTGCAAGGGCGTGCAAGATTACCCTTTCGTTTTTGCGGGCAATTTCGTCGGTGAGGGGGTAGGATTTAGCCATTGGATGCCTTAGTAGTCCCGAAGATTTTTTTGTATTCTTTAGGGAATTTGGTCTTCAGATAATTGCATTGAGCTAATGGAATACCGTTCTTCTTCCATTGAGATACAGCACCTTTCGAGATGCCGCATAAATTCGCTACTTTGGATGTGCCACCAAGCAGATCAATAAATTCGATATGTTTCATTTTCCTCTTTCGGATAGAAAGCTAACCGCAAGTATAGTTTACTAAACATATAAAAGTCAAGCACCCTAAACGGCGTTTAGTTTAGACTGCTAAACAATCAAATAGGATATTGAAATGAATACACTTAAAGACAGATTGGAAGAGTTGATGGCTGAGTATGGCTTGGACACACAACAGCAACTTGCAGACTTTGCCGGAGTATCAAAAGGCCTTGTTGGACAATGGTTTAACGGCAGCACAGGGCTTGGCGCAAAACCTCTTTCGGCGTTTGATAAAAAAACAAGGTTTTCAATCAATTGGCTGACTGAGGGTACAGGGGATAAATATAAAACACATGTATTGCCAGCAATTACTGAAAGCGAATCAGAGGACCGCATACGTTTCCCCCGCTTAAATGCCGAAGCAACCTGCGGCGCGGGCACGATTAACGACCACTATATCGAGGTTGTAGATTATGTAACCGTCGCCTCCGCATGGGCGCGGGAGAAACTGGGCGGAAACCTCAACAAAATCCAAGTCATCACAGCCCGTGGCGACAGCATGGAGCCCACCATCGAAGACGGCGACGTAATGTTCGTCGATACCGCCATCGAAGCCTTCGAGGGCGACGGCCTCTACCTGCTTTGGTATATAGACGGCCTGAAGGCCAAGCGGCTGCAATCCACCGTCGGCGGCGGCCTGATGATCATCAGCGACAACAACTCATACCGGACCGAAACCGTGCGCGGCGAGGATTTAAACGCCGTACACATCATCGGACGCATACGCGGCGCATGGCGTTTGAGCCAGTTCTAGGCCGCGTCTTCTGGTGGAGCGTGTTGGATTGAAAACAATATATTTACATCGACAATAGATTTTCACATTACTTATGACAAAACTAATCCAAGTTTTACAGGCGGATAGCCTTATCCGCTTCAATAATTGGCTGGAAGGGACAGATAACCATGTAAACCCCGTCTTCATCGGGGAGTTCCAACATCCAAAAGGGAAAATTGAAGCATTTTGCAAGCCGTATGATATGAACAAGAAAGGCTTAATCAATGAAATTATCGGCTTTCTAACAGCTTATGCGCTAGGCATTACCCAGCCCGAACATGCCTTTATTGCCGTCCTCCCGGTGAAAAGCCTCCCCGGATTTTCCGCTATCGTCCGCAGTCGGGAAGAAAACAAATGGATGAACGGCATGAAGGATGTCGTTTGCTTTTGCACATCGCGCCTAGACGGCCACAGTGCCGCTATTCATTTGGGTTGCGATGTGACGGCAAACTCCCCTGTTTGGCAGGATTTAGTTTCGGACGTGGCGAAATGGACGGAATGCGGCGCGGCAGTCGCACTGGATGAAAATATAGCCCATGCCGACCGGCACATGAACAACCTGCTTCGTCTGTCCAAACAAAACTACGCACTGATTGATAACGGCCGTCTGATTAACGAATTTGACGAGCAATGGGATAGCGAAATGTTAGATGCGCATCAACATTACAACAACCGCCTTTTAAACTCGCTAAACACATGGCAAACAAAAGAACCGAACAAAGAAGCCCTACATAGCGAAGCTATTTTTTCTTCCGAACGGCACGGTGAAAAATTCAAAACAATTGAAGAGGAGCTTTATTTTTGGTTAAATAAGCTGCTTACAGAGCCTGAATTTAACCAGTTCAAGCAGTTTTTAAGCGATAGGACGAAGGAAACACCATGTCTGCTCCAACGGAGATTCCAACGGCTGATCTAACCGACACACTGTCCATATTGTCCGGGCTGTCCGTACCGATGGCGAAACCTGCCGTAAAGGTAAAATGGGCGGTGATCCGCATCATGCCTGATTTGGCATCCGGCGAACTTTTAAATGTCGGCATCGCCGTACTGTACCGTCGGAAAGTCCATGTCAGATTACTGCCGAATGCCGCACCGTTCGAGGCGTTATACGGTTCGAACGGCAGGGAAAATTTCAGCTTCCTGTTGAACCTGATCGGCAAACACCTCCAAAGCCGAAACGATTTGTCCGTCCAAATTTCCCCGCAGGTAAAGATTGGGAAACCGCAATTTGCCGCCGGAGACAATGTACAAGAGATACTGGACCGCATATATGCAAGCATGGTGCCGCTTGATTTGATGTGCCGGAAGAAAAGCGAAAGCCAAAAACGAAATATCAGCACCGAACGGTTGCGCCACAAAGTATTCATGTCTTTTCGGGAAGCGGACACCAAATTCACTGACCGGGTTTGGCATGACGAAAAGAATCCAATCGTTATCCCGACAGATTCCGGTAGGACGGCCGCGCTGCCTCATCTCCAACTTTGGACAGAGCCGGATATAGCGGGCGGACCGATACGTTTCGCCTCTTTCGTTTCAACCGACTATCAAAAATCCATGCCCGCAGACCTTCATCTCCTTTTGGCGAAACAGGATATCGAATTAGCCTCCAACTCACGGAATAAAGAGGAAAAAGGGGCAGGCCTGTTTGTTTACCGCCCCGATGATATGCCCGCCGAAATCAGTTCCAACATCGACAACACCATCGATCATACACATTGGCTGCTGAGTAGGAATATAAAAGACAAATCGTTATTCACAATGGAAGTAGAAAGTGATATTTCAAAACTGATTCAAGCCGCCCGGGAGTTTATTCTGGTGTAATTCCACCAAATTAAAACCAATCCTGCGCGTGTCGGATAACTTTGTAAAATTACCGATTTACACAAAGTGTAAATTTCAGGCCGTCTGAATTTCAGGCGGCCTTTTTTCACGCCCGCCGAACCTGAAACAACACAAAACCGACACAACCGCCCGAAAAGGCGGTTTTTTATTGCCTGTAAAAAATAAATTCTCTTTAAAATCAGAAGTAAGTATAGTTTTCTATACAAAATATGTTTAGATAGCTTGACTTTATATGTTTAGTTTTCTATACTACACCCATCGAAACAAAACAACCAAGGAAACAGAAAATGAAAACGAAAAGCCCCCTGCAAATACTGAATGCCGAATTAAACACCTGCAAAGCAAACGCACCGCGCGAAAAAGTAATGGTGGCAAGCGGCTGGTTTATCAAAGAAACAGCCGAACAAACCAAAAAAGACCTGAAAGAGTTTAAGGCGTTTGTGAAAGAAAAATTTATGCAGCAGGCTTCCGACTTGGTCGTCTATTTCGGCCAGCCACGGTTTCGGCGGTTTTCAGTAAGTCGTCACGGTCAGGGTTATCGCGTTCTCCGTCAAACGGGCTGGCGGCATTGGCGGGGGCGTGGTCTTTGGCATCTTTGATGCGTTCGGCTTCGTCCTCGTCATAAATACCGGCGAAGCCGAAGGCCAAGCGGGCGGCCTGTATCATGGCTTTGTGGCGCAGCATCCGGCGCGGGTGGGATTTCCATGGAGCGGTGTTGCGTTTGCATTCGTCCATGTATTCGGTAACGCTTACGGGATGGGTGCGGTCTTTGCGGTAAATGCGGCAGGTGCAGCTTTCTTCGTCCTGTTCAAAGTCCATGCCGTCAAATTGGGTATTGCCGTTGATGATGCGCACCCAGCCGTCCACGCCGACTACGGGAACGATGCCGCCTTGGCTTGGGAAAGCGTAGATTTCGCTCGTCCATGGGTTTAGGCGGTATTGGTTGGCCACAATCAGCAGCGCGGCCATTTGGTCGTCCGTTACGTTGCCTTTGAAGGCGGTGTGCTTTAGTGTGCCCAGCAGGCCTTCGCCGCTGCCTAAATTAAATTGTGCGGCGAGTTGGTCTGACAGGGTGGTTAATTGCGTGTTGCTCATTTCGGTTTCCTTTTTTCAGGCCGTCTGAAACGGTCATGGGTATTTGTGCCAGTAGGCGGGTTTTAAAATTTTGGGTATCTGCTCTTCGGATACCCATTTTTGTTCAGGTCGAAATCGCTTTCGGGTTCGGGATAGGCCATCTCTAAACCTCACTGTTGCGGTATAAACCATTTGCCGAAGATTAAACCTTCAAGTTTCCGGTAGTTTTTTTCCGATTCTTTCAGTGCGTCCGTTTCCGGCAACGCGGCGAAGATGTTCCTCAAATGACGGGATATAAAACAGCAACATAACCGGTCTCTTGTATCGGCATCACCTACTACAGTCCAAATGTCTTTTTTCACTATGTCCCACTGTACCGATAAATTTCCTGCTACGAGCACAACTCCAACTAGGAGAAATACCGGTTGATGGTCAAAGCGTGCTAATCATCAACAAAGAGCCTCCATTTATACAAGAAATATATCCTACCCGATCCAAGTCTTCATGTTGATTATTGATCAATCCACCACACTTGAGATTTGGAAGTATCCTTCCTCTAAAAAATACAAAACGGCTGAAGCCGTCACCCTCTCGCCAACATCACCGCATTAGCCCATTAAACCGCCCTATTGTAATTTATATGACATAGGTCATTTATAAATAGGTATACTATATATATATTAAATATAAAGAATACCTTTCTTTTGAAAAAAGGCAATGGGCTTTTCAAAAATAACTCGCTTTTTTGGATCATCACATATTTGCATATCAAGCACCGTTCATTTGAGACCTTTGCAAAATCCCCCCCAAAAATCCCCTAAATTCCCACCAAGACATTTGGGGGATTTTCCATGAGCACCTTCTTCCGGCAAACCGCACAAGTCATGATTGCCAAGGGCTGTACGCCACAAAGCCGATGTTTCGTTCGGCACAAAAATCAAACAGCGACCGCTCGGGTTGGCGGAACACCAGCGAATATTGGTTTTCGGTGGCGGTCAGCGGCGTAGCCGCCACCGCCGCAAATGCCGAGCAAGCCGAGTTCGCTTGCGTCTGCGCCTTTATATTGGCTGATGAAATCGGCGGCGGCGCGGATATCTTCAATGCGGTTTTGTGGTTTGTCGGTGTAACGCGGTGCGCCGCCGCTTGCGCCTTGGTAGGCGGCGTCAAAGGCGATGGTCAAATAACCTTGTTCGGCGAGTTTTTGCGCGTATAAGCCCGCCACTTGCTCTTTCACGCCGCCACTCGGGTGGGCGACCACGATGGCCGGGTATTTTTTGCTCGGGTCAAAATTGGCGGGTGTGTACACATTGGCGGCGACTTCAATGCCGGTCTGTTTTTGCACATATTTGACGGGGTGGATTTGCACTTTGCCCGCCTCGTTTTTTGTGATGGCGTGGTCGTAAGTCAAAGTGAATGGGTTGTTGCGGTAGTCTGCTGCCATGGCGTTGCCTCCGAGGGTTGCGGTTAAGATTATGGTTAATAAAGTGGTTTCAAGACGTTTCATTTTAAATCCTGCCGGTTGATTGATCGATGGAACGCATTATAGGGATTTGTGTTGGTTTGATAATTAGGGGAAATGGCAATGCCGTTGTGAGGAAAATTCAGTAATCAGGCTTTCAGACGACCTTTTATTTTTACTATACTGAAAATCAGCCTGTAAAATCCTTTAAATTTGCATTATAATGAAAACAATATGGCAAAATTTAGGAAGTTTTCATTATGCTGCAAACTGTATTTGATCGCCCCATTTATCTCAACCGCTTGAAAAAATACCAAAACAGCGAATTTATCAAAGTCATCACCGGCGTGCGCCGTTCGGGCAAGACTTTTGTGCTGGAAATGTTCCGCCGTTATTTGCAAACCAGCGGCGTGGTAGAAGCACAGATTGTGTTTTTGAACTTTGAATCCATGCAGCACCAAGCCTTGCGCGCCGCCGAAACGCTGTACCGCTATGTGATGGAGCGTGCGCAGGCGGGGCAGAAAATGTATCTGTTTTTTGATGAGATTCAACGGGTTGCAGACTGGGAAGATGCCGTGAACAGCCTGCGGGTGGATTGGGATGCGGATATTTATCTGTCGGGCTCAAATTCCTCGCTGCTGTCGGGCGAGCTGGCGACGCTGCTGGTGGGGCGAATGGTGGAAATTCCCGTGCTTCCCCTTTCATTTCAAGAATATATGCAGTTCCGCCAATTCGACGGCGTGCCGGACACACTTTTTCCCGAATATGTGCAGCGCGGCGGTTTCCCCGCCACGGCGTTGGTGGAAGACGAAGAAGTGCGCCGCACGATTTTGGACGGCATTTTCAATTCGATTTTACTCAAAGATGTGAGCGAGCGTGCCAACCTGCGCAACGACGGCGTGTTGAGCCGCCTCGCCGCCTTTTTATTGAGTGAAACAGGCAACAGCATTTCCATTAACAACATCGCCAACACCCTGAAAAACGAGGGTACGGGCGCAAGCAACAACGCCATTGCCAAATATGTGGACCTGCTGGAACAGGCGTTCATCTTCTACCAAGCCCGCCGCTACGACCTGCGCGGCAAAGCCCACTTGCGCACCCAAGCCAAGTATTACAGCGTGGACACGGGCTTGCGCAACGCCACGCTGAACAAATCGTTCCGCGACAACTTCGGACATCAGATTGAAAACATTGTGTTTATCGAACTGCTGCGCCGTGGCTACCAAGTGGACGTGGGCAGCTACGACAACACCGAAATTGACTTCGTAGCGAAAAAAGGCGCGGAAATTCAGTATTTCCAAGTCGCCATGCAACTGCCCGAAAACAGCAACCGAGAAGTCGGCAATCTAGTCAACCTGCCTGATAATTATCAAAAAACCGTGCTGACCGCGAACCGAATGGACGTGGGCGAAGTGGATGGAGTTAAGGTGGTGCATGTGGTGGATTGGTTGGTGGGTGAATCCTAAATAATGGATTTCACTATTTAGTAATTTTATTAAAACTACTAATTTAAAGGAAAAAACAATGCGAGTTTCAAAAATTCAAATTAAAGATTTTAAAAGATTCCACGATCTAACAATTGATTTAGGAAAAGAGCCTAAAAAAATAATAGCTTTAATCGGACCAAATGGGTGCGGTAAAAGTAGTGTACTAGATGCTTTTGTTTCCAAAGTAATTACTGCTAGCTCCCCTATAGTTTCAAAAGGATATATTCCACAGCATTTTTGGAGAAATAAAGATAACCGATGAGATTCAATTAAAGTTTTAGATAAGGATGAAAATGAGATAATTCATAAAAATAATGAAATATCAATAAGAAGTCCATATAGATATAATACGAGTCTAGATATTAAAGAAATAAAAGCTGTTAAACGCATTCAAGAAAATGAAGATGGCGAAATATCTACTATTCATATAGATGATAGAATAGAAAATAACTACAGATTATTATTGGCACAATATAGGGATTATTTAGAAGAAAAGAATGTAAAGCCATCAGAAGCAAAAGAATATATTATGGGGGATTTAAATGATTCAATAAAAAGATGTTTAGACTTGGAAATTGTTAATTTGGGTAATGTTGAAAAAGGAGAGGGTTCTATATTCTTTAAAAAATCAGATTCAGATCTAAAATTTTCCTTTAATCATCTTTCCTCAGGAGAAAAGGAAGTTGTTGATATTATTTTAGATCTTTATCTAAGAAAATCAGAATATAAAGGAATGATTTATCTTATTGATGAACCTTAATTGCATATTAATACAGCTATATAACGAAAATTACTTCACGAAATAAATAACCTTATTGATGATGAAGGACAAATTTGGATTGCTACGCACAGCATTGGTTTTATGAGAGCTATTCAGAGTGATTTCGCTGATATTTCTCAAGTTATTCAATTTGATGATAAAACAAAATATGCAAGTGAACCGGTTATTTTAGAAGCCATCAAGCCAAATCGGAAAAACTGGCAAGCCATATTTGCCACCGCATTAGATGATTTAACAGGGCTAATTGCACCCAGAAGAATTATTTATTATGAAGGTAAAACCAATAAGAGAGCACAAGAACAAGGAATGGATGCTCAGGTTTTAAATAATATTTTTGGAGAGGCTTATCCTGATACTGTTTTTGTATCTAGTGGTGGTAATACCGAAATAGATCAAAGAAGTGAGATTGCGCTTGCGATATTAGGGAAGGTTTTTCCTGATTTAGAAATATGGGTTTTTAAAGATAGAGATATGGCATCTGGAAAAACTACTACTGAACAAGATAGGCAGGAATATTTAAAAAATAACAATGATAATCATAGAATAATGAAAAGATGGGAGATTGAAAATTACCTATTTAACAAAGAAGTATTAACTACTTATTGCCAAAATAAAGGTTGTTGTTTAGATGAAAGTACATACGATATAAAAATTTCTAACATTTATGATGAAGATGTTAAATCTCTAGTTGGGTATATTAAAAATTTGTGTCAAATTTCTTGCTCTATTAACCCTGATAAGTTAAAGATAGAACTATCAAAATACATTACACCTAATATGGAAGTTTATAAAGAATTAGAAAAATGCATTTTTAATAGAGAGTAGATTTTAAATAATTAGAGTATTCAGTTATGACCACCAACCGCAACTTCAACGATCTTTACGCCTTCACCCAAGTCGTCAAACTCGGCAATTTCAGCCGTGCGGCGCAGTCGCTCGGGGTGCAGCCGTCGGCACTCAGTCACCGTATAAACGATTTGGAAAACCGCTTAAATACCAAGCTGTTAAACCGCACCACCCGTTCCATGTCGCCCACCGAGGCGGGGCAGCGGCTGTATGAGCGGATTGCGCCAATGTTTGGCGGCATTCAGGAGGAGCTGGCGGCGTTGGGCGATTTGCGCGGCAAAGTGTCGGGCAGGCTGCGGATTAATGCTGCCGAAAACCCCGCCTATTACCTGATTTACCCCAAAGTGCGGTCGTTTTTGGCGGCGTTTCCCGAGGTGGACGTGGAGATTCTGATCAGCAACAGTTGGTCGGACATCGTGGCTCAGGGCTTTGATTTTGGTGTAAGACCTTTGGGCGACGTGGCGCAGGACATGGTTGCCATAAAACAGAGCGGCGGACACAGAAGAATCGTCATCAGTTGCAAATGAGTCATCAGTGGTGTAGGAGACGTTTAGAAAATCATGATTTATCATCTGTAATCGGTAATTACTCCCGTAATGGATATGGAAAAACTTTGCATTATGCGGGTCATGGTGCTTATACCAAGGCAGTAAATCAAGCACTAAGAGTAGCACAAAGAGTAAAAATACCTGGGATGACTGCTTGTCAGAAACTTGCTGTTGTTCAAGATGCATTAAGGGGACAACTTGAAAAAGGTGAGATAACTTTATATGGCACATCGCGTCCCAATGGTCCATCAGGAGTCAGGATTGATTGGCAAGCCGTTATTCGTAAACATGTTAGAGGCAAATAGCAATGAAAAAAACTTGGAATGAAACAATTAAATTAGCTACACCAGTTATTAATTTTTTATCGTCTGTAAGGCGGCGGCAGCTTTTGCCCGAATTGGCGGCCGCTTTTGCACCGCCGCCGTGGAGGGAATTGTATCAGCTTT